TTACTTGACGATTATATAAACGATATTGAAACATTATTAAAATCAGAAGAATGAAAAAAGCAGAAAAGTTATTTAAGGATTTACTAAATGAAAATTTAGGATATATTGACCTTAAACCAATTAACCAGATAGAAGCTACTCCAAAAACAGATTTTGAAAATAAATTTGCTGAATATTTAGCTGAAGAGGTTAAAGAAGAAAATGTAAAAATAGAAGCTAAAAAAGTAGCTAAATCCGTTGAAGAAATTGATGATCATAATTTTGATTATAAGGACCAAAAGAATTTAGATAACCAAATTGGCCAAGAAGTAATGAATGGTGTTTATTTTGAATCAAAACAAAATCCTGATAAAACAATTGAAGAAATTAAAGAAATTGTAGGTAAAAATTTAGCTAAAGATGGTCAGTATTATATAAAAAATGCTGCTTTTGGGGTTAAAGATTTAGGATATATAGAACAAAAAACGGAAGAAGCATCTGGTAAGTATGCTGCTAGTGGTTATTCAGATAAAGTTAAAGAAGTAGTAAAAGAATCTTTAATGGGAGGAATAATAAATGTTGTTAAAGAAGAAGAAGAAGAAGAAGCTCCAAAACCACCAAAAGCTAAAAAAATAAAAAAAGAAACAATTGATTCCAAATTAGCTGAAATTGGTAAAGAAGCAGAAGCTGTAAAACTAGAAGCCCAATTAGATTTCTTACATGACCATATTCAAGAAAAAGTAGATAGAGTTGCTTCAATTAACGAAGATGAAAATCTTAGTGAATTAATTGATAAGACGAAAATGAAACAAATGCAGAGAGAAATCAAAGATTTGGAAAGAAAGAAAATGAAAATGGAAAAAATCTACGAAAAATCTTGTGGTAAAAAATACCAAAAACAAGAAATTGTAGATGAAATGGAAGTAAATGGAGTTGAAGTAGAAGAAGTATCTCTAGAAAATGAATAGATCCCTATTAATAGAAACAAATACCTTTAAGGTAAACCCACTCCAATTAACAGAAAATGTTAATAAGGAAACGGGCAACCTAGTGGTTGAAGGTGTCTTAGCTACAGCTGAAGTAAAAAACGGTAATGGTAGATATTATTCTAAAGATTTATGGAATAGAGAAATGGAAAAGTATGGGGAAATAATCAAAGAAAGACGCTCAATGGGCGAACTAGATCACCCTGAATCTTCGGTAATTAATTTACAAAATGTATCTCATTTAATATCAGAATACTGGTGGGATGGAGATAATGTAATGGGTAAAATAGAAATTTTACCAACTCCATCAGGAAATATACTTAAAGAACTAATTAAAGCAGGTGTAACCGTAGGTGTTTCATCTCGTGGTATGGGGTCATTAGAACAGAATGGTAACGTAATGGAAGTACAGGATGATTTCGAATTATTATGTTGGGATTTTGTTTCAACACCATCTAACCCTGGGTCTTACATGCATACTCTAAATGAAGGGAAACAATATGCATTTTATGATTATACTAATATAAACAATATTATACGAGAAATCCTTTGTTCAAAGGGTTCTTGTCCTATAACTTAACCCCTCTAAATTTAACCGATTTAGATCTAAGCCCTCTTTTGAGGGCTTTTATGTTTTTCAAAAATACTCATATACGTATAACCATAATACACCATCTCTTATATGGTGTCGATAAAAAAACAATTCCCTATTACGGTTCCTAATAACCGTATTTCACAAATTTAAATTTTGCGATTATGTCAAACAACAGAGATTTGCTTAAAGAAGCAATTGCTGATGCTAAAGCGGTAAAAGAAACTGCCATAGCAAACGCTAAAGCTGCTTTAGAAGAAGCATTTACTCCTCATTTGAAATCTATGTTAGCCGCTAAATTGGAAGAAATGGACAAAGACGAAGACATCGACGAAGGATACGATAAGTATGAAGAAGACGATGTAACGAAAGAAGAAATTTCTACTGAATTAGATGAAGCTAAAAAAGAAGACAAAGAAGAAGTAACTGAAGCTGAAGAAGTAGAAGAAGCTAAAAAAGAAGAGATCGAAGAAGAAATTGATCTTGACGAATTACTTGCAGAACTCGAAGAAGGTGAAGATAAGGACGAAGTTAAAGAATCTGAAGAAATTGAAGAATCTGAAGAAGTAACTGAAGAAGAAGAAGTTGAAGCTGAAGAAGGCGAAGACGAAGAAGCTGAAGGTGAAATGGAAGAGGAAGAAATCGATTTAGAAGACATGACTGAAGACGATCTTAAATCTTTTATCGAGGATGTAATTAAGGACATGGTAGAAGCTGGTGAGTTAGAAGCTGGAGAAGAAGTAGAATCAGAAGAAGAAGGCGAAGAAGCTGGATTAGAAGATGAAATGGATATCGAAATCGAAGACGAAGTAGAGCCTATGATGGAAAAAGAAGAGTTAGAAGAAATGGACGAAGTAAGTTGGAACGAAAAAAACAACCCTACCAGAGGAGCTAGTAAAAAAGAACTAGATCCTAAAAAGGTTGGTAAAGCAACTTCTGCATACGCCGTTAATTTAGAAGAAGTAATGAGTGAAGTTAATGACTTGAAACAAGAACTTCAAGAAGTTAATTTGTTAAACGCTAAATTACTTTACACTAACAAAATCTTTAAATCAAAGAATTTGTCGGAAGGCAAAAAAGTTAAAGTATTAAAAGCTTTTGATAAAGCTGCTACTGTAAAAGAAGCCAAAATAATTTTTGAAACATTAAACGAAGGCATGTCATCTAATATGACAAAACCATCAATTAATGAAGTAAAAGGTAGTGCTTCAAAAGCAATAGGAGTTGCCCCAAAAGCAAAACAGCCAATTGTTGAAAACGCTGTATTTGAGCGTATGCAAAAATTAGCTGGAATTATTCAAGAAAATTAAAAATTAAAAACTAAAAAACTTAAAATCATGAGTTTACAAACTTTATTAGAAAGTGCAAACCCATATCACTCAGTACAGGGTGATGCAGCTAGATTAGCTAGCAAATGGGAAAAAACAGGTTTGCTAGAAGGTTTAGGTGGTGCCCAGAAAAGTAACATGGGTATGATCCTTGAAAACCAAGCTAAACAACTTGTAGTAGAAAGTTCACAAACAGGTGGTGGTACTGCTTCACAAGGTACCTTTACTGCTGGTGTAGGTGAGCAATGGGCAGGTGTTGCTCTTCCGTTAGTACGTAAAGTATTCGGACAGATCGCTGCTCAAGAATTCGTATCAGTACAACCAATGAACCTACCTTCAGGTCTTGTATTTTATCTAGATTTCCAATATGGAACTGATAAATCTCCATTCTCTGCTGGTTCTTCACTATATGGTGATGCTGCTGCTGATGGGTCAGATGAACCTTTTGGAAATGAAGCTAATGGCGGACTTTACGGAGCTGGACGTTTCGGGTATTCTATTAACAATACATCATCTGCCGCTTCTGTTTTTGCATCTGCATCCGCTGATTGGTCAGATCTTAACTTCGATTCAGATTATTCAGCTTCTGCTGTTGCTGATGAGTTGGTAAAATTTACAGTAGCAAAAACTTCCCTACCAAATCTTGATTCAGACGGAATTAGAGGATTTTCATTAGTAACTGGTTCAGCTGATACTGTAGTATCTTTACCTGCATTTACTTCTGATGATTCAACTAATGTTTACTTTATTGTAGATGGATCTACTATTACTAGTGGTAATGAAGTAAAAGTTTCCTACCAATTACAACCAACTGATCGATATAGAGGTGATTTCGAAGATGGAAATACTGGATTAAACGCTGGTAACGATTCTATCTCAATCCCTGAGATCAATGTACAGATGAAATCATCTGCTATTGTAGCTAAAACTCGTAAGTTAAAAGCTGTATGGACTCCTGAGTTCGCACAAGATTTAAATGCTTACCACGCTTTAGATGCTGAAGCAGAATTAACATCAATCTTAAGTGAGTACATTTCATTAGAAATTGACTTAGAGATCTTAGATATGTTAATGACTAATGCTGCTGCCGGTACTGAAGTATGGTCAGCTGTAAACAACCGTGCAATTACAGGAACTGGAGACGGTACTATAA